CCCCTCTCTTCCTTTACTTTAGAGTCATGTATCTTTTTATGCTCGGCATCTAAAGGTTGGTTGCAATAGCTACAAAGCTTAGAAGTACTTGAGGTAGTAATTAGTTTTTTAAGTTCATTCTTACAAGCAGCAGCCTCGGCTTCCGTAGCTGTAATTGCCATATCTAATCTGAATACCTGGTCAGAAGCTTTCTTCCCTTTATCCGCCTTTAGTTGGAAAAGCTTCTTTCTTTCTAGTAGGTAGGGTAATTTACTTTTAGATGCATAAGCTTCCTTATGAGCAAGCTCAGTGATTTCGTCCTCTGCCTTCTTAATGTTTCCCTGTAGAGTTCTGATTTGTGTAGCATGATTATTTTCCCAGTTGATTTTATTGGTTCGGGCATTCTTTAGATTTGCCTCAATGGTTTCCTTCTTAGCTTTTAAAACCTGCAAAACATTATCCTGTTTATCATAGGTGGAATTCAACACGGCCAGGTCATCCCCCGCTTTCTTTTTTGCCTGATTGATAAATTCCGTATTGAATGCTTCGTCAAAGAGTTCTTTCTGCTTACTTCCTCCCTCCTGTAGTAATCGGATTAGTTTCTGTCCGAATAGGATAGAGTTTTTAAATAATCTAAAACTTACTCCCACTAATTCATTGATCCTTTTCTGGGTATCCTTCTTATCTCTAAGCTCCTTTTGATATACCCCATTTATATGTAGGAAGATTCTATTACCTCCTACAATTCCATTGATCTTACCTGAGTATTCCCGGCAACGAATTATCTTTACATCATCGGAGCCTATCTTTAGATCAATCTCTACCTTGGTTCCTTTGTAATCTTTTTCGATTCTCCACGGAGCAACAGAACCCTTTAAGGTTTCTCCAAAGATTACCCAAGGCAAAGCAGAGATCAATGTGGTCTTACCTGATCCGTTCTTACCCCGAATGATATTTATACCCGGACTTGCCCAGGTATAACTAAAAGGGCCCCGGATACTACCGAAGCCCTCAATTGTTATGCTTAATATATTCATATTGGTTTGTACCTCTTTACTTGTTTACCATCTACTTCCACATACCCTGTAAATTCGGATAGTTTCTTGGTGAAGGTTTTAATAACCTGTTGTCTTACCCCGTTAAGGGTTTCATATTGAGCTTCAAGATTCCGGTATACTACTTTGGGGTCTTGGAGATGAACCCAGTCCCCTCCTTCCTCATTCGCTTCATGAGTTATCATGTTCTCCACTACATAGATACCACCTTTATAATGTTCATACACTCCGGGCTTTAATTTGAATTGGTTGTTGTCAAGCATTCTTTAGATATTTTAGTAGTAGGTTTAACTTTGCCTTACTTTTAATTCCCTTAGCTTTCATGAATGATTTGGCTAATTTTATTGGGTTGTCAGATTTAAAAGTCGGATCATTCTTAATGGTCTCAAGCTCGTTCTCCTTTATGGGTGGTGGTATGATCATGTTATAGGTATCATTTGGATGTTCCCCATCTTCATACAGGAACTGGGGCATATCAGTTCTTATGGATGACATGGATAGGTCATTATAAATTTTCCATATCTTCATATCAGTACCCATATCCGATACCCTTTGTTGATGAGTTGCTCCCACCATTAGAATCTTCGGGGTTATCTGCTGGGGTACATGGATATGTCCTGATAATACCAGGTCAAATCCTTTGAAGAAGGAACCCATTGTTCTTGGTATACCATTAACTGTTCCAACCTCCCGTCCAAATGAGTCCCGGGCTCCCCATAGATCAGTATGTATAAGTAGGATGTGTTTCTTGTTTAGATGTTTTTCTCTACGTTCATCTAAGGCCTTTTCAAATCCTACATTGCCAGTGATATAGGGTATCCCACTTATAACAAACTCCCCGTGCAGTATTGATTTGAAATCCATGTTGTGGAAGTTGGGGTAGATGCTTGCCATCATTTCAATATAGGATGGGCTTTGTTTGTCTTGGTAGTTAGCATCACACTGATCATGGTTACCGGATATTGCATAGATTTGAACACCCTGCTCCTTGAACTTATTAAACCAGTTGAATACCTCAGATAGAACGTAGTTATCCAAGTGTCTTGGGTTATCAAATAGATCACCCATGAATAGAGCGGGGCACTTATGCTTCATACATAGCTCTAAAATCCTATTCAAGACTAGGGTATGAGAATCAAATCTACTATGGTTTACTGAGTGCCTCTTCCAATCTTCAATTTGAATATCAGAGAAGGCAATGAATGCTACCTTCTTCATGATTTAACTAGGGTGAATTTCCGGTCTTTGTAAAAGTAGTCCTCTGATTCGTCTGAGTAGTGGTAACAAAAACCATTCCGATGGTCCTTCCTTTTCCACCCACAATAGGCACATATATCTTCTCCGCTCATTTAGATAGGCTTTTAAAATGCTTGGTGAATTCTTCTTGCATGAATCTGCTCAACCCATATTTCTGGCAAATCAGTTTGAATGCCTTGAAATCATACTTAGGGTTTGATTCTTTGTAGAAGATTGTTTTGAGGTATTCCTTGTTAGCATTGTAGAATACCCTTAAGTTTATAAGCATGGAGTTCCTTACATAGATTTCCTTCAGCTTCTTCCTATCTATTCCGGGGTAGGTAGCTTCAGACTTAAGGAACTTTGCAATAGACTTATGGGCTTTCAAGAACTCAGGGCCCTTCTTCTTACCTATACCTGGATACCCAGGGATATGATCTGACTTATCCCCGAGTAAAGATAGGTAATCAACTGTCTGAGCTGGGCTATATCCAAAGTACTTCTTGCAGTTCTCTAAGTGTATAACATCATTCTTTGAATCATTCCATACCCATACCCTCTCGTCAGTCAGGAGTTGGTTGAAGTCCTTATCCGATGATACAATGATAACCCGGTTGTAACCTTTCTCTAAGGCCATCTGGGTCATCTTGTAAATCATATCATCAGCTTCGGCTTCTTTGTTAAGGATTTGTTTTATCCCTAGGGCATGGAAGATATTTCGTACCTCCTTTTTCTGGAGTTCAAAGTTCTCCCAATCGATCATACGATCAGAGTGCCTGTCCCCTTTGTATCCGGGTAGTAAAGATTCCCTGATCGCTGATCTCTTACCATCCCAAACTACCATCACCTCGTTGGGTCTGAATCTAAAGATTAACCCACTAACAATGGAGGGCATACCATAGATTATGGATACACTCTCACCCTTCCATGACAGCCTTTTATAGGCATGGAATGATGCATGAAGTTTATTCATGCCATCGATTAGTAGTATGGTTTTATCCTTCTGGCTCATCTTCCTTAGCTTTTCCTTTTACTGGGTATAGATTTTCCTTCAGCGAAGCGATCTTATCTTTCGTGGATGATAAAGTATTGATCCCCGCTTTGTCGATCATAAACTTGCGCATCTTAGGCTTATCAGTTAGCTCCTGTAAGATTGCTTCCTCTCCGTATGCAATCATCTTTTCACCATAGTAATACCTCCCACCCTTAGCCTTCTTCAAAACCCCTTCCTCTATTAGAATTTCAGGTAGGTAATGGTATCTTGAATATCCAGTGTATCCGGTTACTACCTTTGAGAAGTATACCTGAGTTTTTACGGAGTCCTTTGGTGGAGCAAGTTTGTTCTTTACAATGTTAATGTAGATGTTTCTACCTGCCTTCCTTCCTTTGCTTGAATCTTCTACCCAAACTCCCTTGGCATTCTTATAACCTTTGATTTGTTTGGAAGCGGATAGGCTTATTCTTAATGAAGCAGAGAACTTGGTGGAGTCTCCACCTGGAGTTGTCTCTCTAGCTTCAAACATAGAAGCTCCAACCTTATTACGAACTTGATTGATCATGAGTACTGCAACCCCATACTTCTTGTAAAGTTCCATACGGGTTCTATACATTTTGTAGATTGCCTTTGCTCTGTTACCCATCTCTGCTTTGGCTTCCACCATAGATGAGTTAATGTTTGCAGAGCAATCTAGGTTAGCAATGGAGTCGCATACCAATAGGATAGGCTCATTCTTTACCAGCTTCGATCTGTAGAATAGGATCATGTCCATTGCCCAGTCCGAAAAGCCTTCTATGTCATTGGATTCGTATACCTCACATCGAGCAAGATCTATTCCATTCTTAGCAGCCCATTGTGGATTGAATGATTGCTCGGCATCTCCCCATAGGATTACCCCTCCTAATGCTTGGGTAGTTCTTCCGAAGTCCATGGCTAATAAAGATTTACCAGTGGACTCATATCCGAATAGCTCAGTTACTTTACCGAACTGGATACCCCCTCCAGTCTGCCAGTTCAAGGCAAGGCAAGAGGAAGGTATCCATAAGGTTTTCTCACTGGGTAATAAAATATCAGCTCTTGAACTGTTCGGGTACTTCTTTCTAAGAGCTGAGTCACTCAACAATTTAACTACCATGAGTCGGGTTAGGGTTAGGTTTAAATATCAGAACTTGGCTTCTTCTTTTTCTTTTTGATTACTCCACCTTCACCAAGCTTCTTCTTTTTCTTTTTGATCCCCCCGTCTTCGCCTTCCTCTCTTCCTAAGAAGGTATTCAATTTGGATTTAGTCTCAGCATAGGTGGGTATTTCCTTTCTGATCATGTCCTCAATGTTGATCTGCTTCCTGTACTTGATTGGAGTAGGAGATTTCTGGCAGGTCTTTGTTGAATACTTTGTATCGAACTGAGTCTTACCTTCACGGGTGAATTTGAAGTCATACCCACTCTTTACATCCGTTGGATCACCCCACTCATCTACATCCAAGAAGTTATCAATCACATCCTGATACTGTCCATTGTTCAGCAGCATCAACTTAACCCCGGTAGCATCGTCAACTTGCTTTCCTTTTAAGTCCATGTATTTAATTACTGGTAAAGCAAATCTCTGCTTAGGCTTCATGTCCTTTAGCAGTTGCTTATCATCTTCGGCATTGTCCTTCTGGAGTTTGTTATAGTATTCCATGATTGCACATGGCTCTCCAAAGGTTGCCGGTGATATTACTCCCTTAACGGTATTACCCAGATAGAAGAATACTACCTCTCTTCCTGGTTCTGCTGTCTCTCCCACTGGAAGTGCTCGGCATCTGATTGTGCTGTCAGCTTTTAAGAAGATTAGGTTGTTGTTACCCCCGGCTCTCTCCTTTAGAGACTTCTTTCGTTTGAGGAGCTTCTTTCTGAGTTCTGGATTCATATTTCCCATAGGTTATTTAGTTAATTGTTTTTGTGTTCTTGTCGTGTATTTGCTGATAATGATTGCAATAGGTCTTTCCTTATTGAGAATGAATTCACTGCTACCCCTACATAATCCCTAAGCTCATTCATCTTAGCGATGGTATTCTCCTTTGCAATTACCTGGGGTGATGTAGAAGTTTGGGACTTAGCAGTAGTTATATTTACTCCCCCTGCTGACATAAGCTTATTAACTTTCTGATTGGTTAATATCCTCAATGCCTTCTCTTCCTCTACTACCTGAATAGATAGCTTCTTATGAAGCATTGATAGGAATGCATAAGACCTCACATGGGTTTTGATCTCCCCATTAAGGTTGTCCTCACTTATCCTTAGCTCTTCATCAAGGTTAAACTTGAATACTTGTTTACCGTACTTTACCTCGATATTCATAATGTCAGAGGCTTTTGCATATCCTACCAATTTTTTACTCATATTATAAATAGTTACAAACTAACCTATGATTCTAAAAAATCGATAATGGCGTCCTTCCTTCTTTCTAAATTCCAATAATCCAGTATTAATAACTTAGGCTTATCCCCGGTCTGTCTCTGTAACCAATTAACCCAATGATCAAAGATAGCATCCACTGAAATCTGGTAGAACTTATTAGCTATCCTACTCCCATTGTCCTCTACCAAATCAGGTTGACAGGGTTTTATATAGATTACATGGGTTAGTTTCTGCCAGGTTTCCAATGCTAATTGGATATGCTTACGGGCTATATCATCCCCAAGTTCAGGATGAAAACCTGCCTGAGTCATGAAGTATGTAATGTTATCAGCAGGGCTTCTATCGGTAACAAAATTGTCTTGGTATTGGATGATGTCTGATCTGCGTTTCAAAAGAACCGTTTGAAAGGCATAGGCAAATTCATATTCATCAGCTGACCTTTTGATAACAGATAGATGACCATTACCTGAATGCTTTATACTTTGTTTATCCTCTTCAGTCATTATGTCTGAGGCAGAAGATGAGTAATGGGTTAACCCGTAAGTTTGTTCTACAAATTTAACTAAGGTTGTTTTACCTGCTCCGGATGTTCCGGTGAATGCTACTTTCATATAGATAATAATTTAGTGTAATCCTCGTCCTTGTTATAATCTTTCAATGCTCCCCAGGTTACACCTACTTCCGGGCTCACCTTCATTTGAACTTTATGCATTTTGAAATTGAAATATTTAAGAGTCTCAGGGTCAGAACAAATCTTATTAATTATAGGTACAACCGTATGAATATACTTAGGCTGAACAAAGAATCCTAATGAGTCATGAACTGTATAGGCCTGCTTTAGATATTTGATGTCCTCAGTCCAGATCATGTCCCCTCTCAAAGCCCTCTCCCTGATATTGATTGAAGCGAATTGAGTGAAGTCAGAAGACGCTCCCTGTATTGGTGAGTTGATTGCTTCTCGTATAGCTGCGTTTCTTTTACCCTTGGAGTTGTCCCATATATCCGGTAGCCTTCTCTTCCTACCAAACATATTCATTACATAACCATCTTCCATCAGCCTCTCTTCCTGTTCATCCATCCATTCCTTTATCCTTGGGAATGCCCCAAACCATTCCTGCTTAAACTTAGCAGCTTCCCTTTCAGAAACCCCCATCTGTTCAGCAGTCATCTTATCGCTCTGTAAGTATAGGATTGAAAAGTTCAATACCTTACCTCTCTTCTTTTGTTTCTCCCAAAAGGTATGATCTGGGTGGGTGTCATCGGATAGGATAGCTTTGATCTTATCGTAGTCCTGAAACTTATGGTTGATTTTAGCTCCCGTAGCGACGTGCACATTATAGTTCTTCTGAAAGATTTCAATCATAGCAGTATCATTCGCTAGCTCAGCCACAACTCTTAGCTCTGCTTGACCATAATCCACTTCAACTAATAGATGTCCAGGTGGAGGAATGAACATTCGTTTGATTAAGGATGATGTTATAGTTCTGGGTAGATTCTGTAGGTTAGGATTTCTACTTGATAATCTACCGGTAACTGTTCCATGAATTCTGAACTCTCCATGCAGTGTATACTTCTCACTGGTTAAGTTCCTTCTTATACCCACCATATAGGTAGAGTATAGCTTACTCATTTCTCGGTGATTCAATAAACCTGTTAAGAATCCTGACTTATCCTTCTTCTTTAGTTTGAGTAGGGTTTCTTCTGCAGTGGAGGGTCTATTGGTGGGTTGCTTAGTTTGTTTATCTTTGGTGTATTCGATTACTGGTAGTCTTAATCCACCCGGTGCTACATAAAGAAAGTCTACAACCTGATCGGGTGAATTCAGATTGAAGTCCCCTACTACCTCCTTCTTAGTTAGAAGTTGTCCAGCTATGTACCTACTGATCTTCTCCTGCCTGCTCTTTATTAATCGTTCGGGATTCCTTTTGGTTTTATCCTTCTTAATCTCTTCTATCTCTATTGAGGTTTCCTTAATTAATTTCTTAACCTTTTGTTTAACCCTCCATCTCTGAAAGTTTCTTACCTTGGAATGCTTCATTAACCTCCTAAGATTAACCTCTATCCTTTTACCTTGTGTAACGATCAGCTCATCCAGGTATTCCACGTCAATAGGTAACCCCATCATTTCTGATTCTGCAAGTACTCTAACCTGCATCATGCACATGTTACGGAATAGGTTGTAGAATCCGTTCTTTATAACCTTGGGTTCAAATAATAAAACCAATCGTAGAGTTATATCACAGTCCGTAACACAATAAGGTAGGAGTAAATCCATTGGAATATTCCCCCACCCTTTATATTTTACTACTGCCTTCTTTACCTCGTCCTCATAGTCTGCAAAATCCGGGTAGTATCTCTCTGCCATAGATTTCAAATCATTAGGGGGTACTTCTTCCAGAAGGTATTTCATTAACATACCATCCAGTAGTAGCCCCTGCATAGTATGTCCATATCTTAGGAACCATTTGTATTCAAACTTAAGATTCCAACATACCTTTATAACATTGATATTCTCACAGAGTTCTTTCCCTATGTAATGTAGTATCTGTAGACATTCTTTTGGGCTGAAGGGGCTTTCCTTATGGAATAGAGGAATACCGAAACCTGATCCGGGTTGAAAGCTAATACCTATTAGAGTGGGGGCATCTTCTTTATGGTGGGGCCCGGTAGGGTTCTTATCCTCTCCTATACTGGGGCCCAGGGGTCCAGTGGCTCTTGTTTCAAAGTCAATAGATGCATAGCCCGTTTGTTTGCAGAACTCTACTACCTTTTTAACCTCTTCAAATGTTGTTACCTTTCGGAATCTGGAAAATTTACTCATCGATCTGAACAGTCTTTATTCCGTGTTGTCTTAGTAGTTCTATTGCTTCCGTTCGCCTATATTCTTCAAGGTATAATACCTCTTTAATTCCTGATTGAATAATAGCTTCTGCGCATTTTATGCATGGTGAATGAGTGCAATATAGCACTGCCCCTTCCAAAGCAATACCCTCCTTTGCTGCAGCATAGATCGCATTAGCCTCAGCATGTACTGCTTTATCACATGGAGTATCACCATTACATAGACAAGTACCATCGCTACCGAATGAAGTACTAAGGTTATCTGGTAAGGCTCCGTTGTATCCACTGCTTATTATTCGATTGTCTTGAGTTATTATTGCTCCTACATGGAGCCTTTTGCAAGTACTTCTTTGAGAGATCAACTTAACTATACCGGCATTAAGTTTCTCTCTTGTTATTCTTTCTGTCATGATTTTTGGTTTTTAAGAATTTCTCTTTCATCATAAAATACATGAAGAGAGGTTATGTACATGTTTAATGCCCCGGGCCTTAGGTCTTCCCAAAACTTCTTGCTCTGCTCGGTATCATAATCAGCTACTCCCCCTACCATGATTTGTTTTATATGGAAGAATAACCTACAGGCCATATAAATATCATTCCTCATGTGTCTAAGGGCATCACATGATCGGATGAAGTAATTTATATGCATCATGCCATTACGAATAATGAAATGATAGCCTAATGTACAAGGTACTCTCTGTCCTTCAGCTGCAGCTTTCAAATCTTCTGGAAACCATATCGGTAGGAATGCTTGTCTAGTAGTGGGGTCTCTTCTCAATAAAATCATGGCATCCATAAAGTCCCCGTAATCAAATCTTATACCCTTCATTGATGTTGGAAATTCATTGGGTAAATCCGGGTTAGGCTCTCCCGCAAGTCTAGGCCAGAATCTTTCCATATAAGTATGGCTAAACTTTCCACCGGGTTTAAACTCATCCTCCTTACCGGTTTTAAACCCAGGCCAATTCTTGTATTGCTCACCTGGATTAGCGGGTATACCAGAAATCCTCTCTATAAAATGGTCCTCTGCCCAAGGCAGTTGGGGCTTTACAGATTCGATAAGTGTAGGTATATCGCTACTGATCTGGAATCCTAGATGGTGGTTTAATAACTCCCAGGTATCTCCGGGTGATGGAACACTTTGCCAGGTCTTTTGTGGAATCCTTTGACCGTGAGCATACAATTTATCCTTTGCATATTGGATAGCTAGGTTTGGGTATTGATGTATCATGTTATTTGTATTTGAAGATGATTACTATGGTGGGGAATGGAATAAAATATAACCAATGTTTTCCTTTATCCCAAAAGAAACCTACCCATAGATCATACCATACCCATTTTAATTTCATGCTACCCTTTACCCATATTAAAGGTAAACATAGGGCTGCTATAATTTCGACTACAAAGAATAGGTATAGTAGTATGATCATAAGGTTTTAAGGTAAGCTTTCTGTTGGGTTTTCGATATTACATCGTCTGGAAATTCAATAGTTTTAGGAATCAAAACCATGCTCTTGGCCTTACAAGAAACTACTCCTGATCTTGGTAAGCCATCTTCATTCTTTTGTATCTGCATGATTGATCTACGACTCACTCGGTAGATTACTGAGTCAGGGTCAGGATGATTATAGTATTTATCGAATACATTGAGCACCTTATCCTGCCACCAATGATTCTTTTTACCTGCTCTCCTTTCTTCCAGAATCTTGTGTATAGATTTTATGTTATTATACATCACGAATGATTCTGCAGTGATGTAAAAGGATGGAGCGAAGAAGTGCACCTGAGCTTTATTATCTCCATACACATACTCAATAATCCTTTGAACCAATAGGAAATCGAACAGCAATCGTTTGGTTACCTCGGAGGTTCTTATTATAAAGTTAACCACTGGTTCCTCTATGCCTATTCGTTTAGTGAATATCATTGACACTAAACAATCTTTACCTCCCCCGTGGAGGTTAGAGAAGTGGAATGAGTAGTTATAGGATTTAGCTTTCTTATTCTTCCTAGTATTGATTTCCGCTCTTAACATTTCTAAGTATCGGACATCAACGTAGTTATTCACTAGCATGCTCCATTTCTTATAATTATAGCCTAATTTTAATCCGAAGTCAAAGTCTGGATTCATTATGGCCTTATCAATTATAACCATGTTGTTATAGGATATGAATTCGGTACCATATAATCCCCCGCCCATCTTCTCTATTCGATGGGGCTCTAAGAACAGGTACTCATTGATCCCTTGCCAGGCACTTTGGAGGTTCTTAAACCTCATTACATTCATTTCAGTACCCATCTATGATCCGGTTTTGGTTTATAAAGTTCTTCATCTCGTACGACCTATAAATTTGTTTTTCATCTATACCCATGAATACTAAATAGAATATCCATGACTCCCAAGCTTCCATGATTGCAGTTTGGTATTCCTTAGCATGGGTGGATGTATTAGTACTCCTCCAGTATTTATTTTTAAGTCGGTAGGTAATTGCTTTCAAGGCCCGGATAAAATCGTAGGATATAATCTTGGTAGCTGTGTATACCTCCTGTGAGATAAATCTGCCGGGCATAACCAACCCAGTTATCAGGGGTTGGTATGAATTGAATTTGATAGTTGATAGCTCTCTCTGTGCACTTACAAAGTTCTTTGCCATGAATAGGGATTGACCCAGGGGCTCACTTACTGCCTCAACCATAAAGTCTGGGTACTTTGATATGTAGTAATCAGATATATCACTCGGCTCTATTCTGGAGTATAGCATTAGCTCTATAAAGAAATGCATTACATCCGCCAGCTCCTCGTCAAAATCCTTTAGGTTCTCAAGCACTAAGTCCCGAGCCTCATTACTAAAGGTGGGACTACCTATTATCAGCTCATGTCCCCTTGTATTATAGAGCTCTACATTCTTTACGTAGGTTTCATTAGCTTCTATAAGCTCCTGAATCATATCCCCTACTAGGCCTTTTAAGAACCTTTGGTCCTCTATAGTATCGATCTGTAAGTCATCCGGGCTTTTTAACATACCCTTAGCCACATACTGATTTACCAAATTTGATTGGTAACTAAAAATACCCAATAACAATCGGCCTTGATTGTAGGGTTCGAGTTTGAAAAGTTTATCCATAGGTTAAGGTATCTTCTTTCTTTTTAAATTTACCAGAGAATTTAAAGGTTTTAATTAAAAGGTTCTTTGCTTTCTTGTCATCTTGCATTTTGAATTTCTTCAGTAGCTGTTTGGTTATAAATTCTATGCTATAGGATTTACCTTTCTTCATACAACCCATCAAGTACTTCTCAACTAGAATAAAGGTCTCTTCGTTATCTTTAAAGTTACCCTTGGTCTCTTCCTTTGCTCTTACCCCTTTCATCTTGTGCATCATCTTTATTGAACACAACTCAGAGTCTCCACATCGTGAACACTCAGGGGTAGTTATATCGAAATGTAAACCGAAGCAGGGGTCGTCCTCTCCCCCAAATACAGTGATGTCTATCGGTTCAAAGAAATCAATTTGTTTCTTGTCAATCTTATTCCGGGGTTTCCTTTTCTTTTTCTTAGCCATATTAGAACTTTTTATACACTTCCAGTTTTTCCTCTTGGTATTTTTTAAATCTATGTTTTGAATGCCTTAATAAGTATGTACCCTTGTCATAAAAATCATCCAGTATAGTGTACTCCTTTGAAGCATGTTTACGAGTTGCTCTACCCAGAATCTGAAGTACTTGGGCTAATGAATCTCCACCACCGGCACAGATGATAGCTTTCATTAACGGAAAGTTCTTC